CTCTCTTCTTTCATATATAATTATACCATCAATATATTTTTTTTTAAGTTAGCGCTGATTTAATTTGGTTATAAAGTACACCAAGGATTATTCTTCGGCAGGCGGATGCAATTGATGTCCCGTGCCGGCTAGATGCTTTAGACGGACGGGCCCAAGAGGCCGGCCTGGGGCTTCGTCGAGTTTGCCCTGATCGAGATGCCAGGCGCGACCAATACTAATATCGTCTCTTGTGTGCTGTCTTTCTGCTCTTCGATTTGCTATATTTTGCGCAGCGTCGGCTACGTCAACCGGCTCAACATATTCCATTGTAGACATCCTATAATCATATGAATCATAATCTATTGTTAATCTTACGGTGGAAAATTCAGTATCCCTATAATCAAAGGTACCCAATTCAGCTCCAACTATATGAGAATTGATAAGCTTTAATGCCCTGGCTCTAGAGTCTCGGCGTCCTGGAGATATAAAAGGAGCGAATGGTGCTTGAGGAAGCGTGGGGCTGTTAAAAGATGGAATAAAAGTAGATTCAGGATTTACTTCATATATTACTAGATTTGCTTGCACCAGCGAACCGCATGTGCCATCGCCAGCCTCAACTGTGTTTCCGAAAGAAATTAAGCGACCAGCGTCGGGATTATTTTTTAATTCATCGGCAGATTTTAATTGGCCGCGGGCATATAAAAGAGCTGTGATGGTGGCCTCCAGGTCGTGGCTGACTGTATCAATAATTTCCATAATTACAGGAGTAAAAGTATAAACAGACGGTTGGCCAGGTCTAATACGCGGGAAGCCTCCGGCACCATTTGTGGTCCTATAGGCTTCTGTTTTAAATCCGGGCTTTGTACAACTTATAACGGGGAATTCAAAAAGATTATTAGACCCCCATCTGTTGAGTCTAGAAATATCTCCATTAGATCTAAAATGCTCGCTAAAATATTGAAAAGCTGCGGCATGGTTGGTCTTCGGGGCGATTAAAGGAATTGGCAGCACATGTCTATATGGCCGCTTTGGCTCGATTGAAGCATCGCTCCAAAATTTTGATTTCTGGGTCCAAAACATCTGTCAGGGCCCTCAAGCTACGGAGAAGACAACATTGGTTCGCCTTGATTGTATACAGCCCAGTCATATCTAAAGGTTATATCAACAGTCGATAATTCTTCAGAGGAATAGTCCAAACCGCCGTATGAAACACTTCGAATCCACGCATTGTTGAGCACATAGTGACCGATCGTGGTACCATCGCCATCCAATTCTTTAATTAGAATTCTTCCAAGCTCTCCAACAGCTAGCGCTTTGCTTATGGTGCCGCCATTGGCAACAGAAGTGTCGACCGCTACAGCATCTGGATTAACCCAACCCATCAGCGATAGCAAGTCCTGAAGCTGTTTATCAAAATCTGGATCTTGCGGGTTTATGAACGAAACCGACACGTCGGCCCAGGTAACGGCTCCCGGATAGTAATATGACTGTCCCAAAAATTTAATTTCAGACTGTCCCACCTCGTATCCGGGCTTCGAGCAAGATCTAGCAAACATCTGGGTTGTATCGCCATTAGGCAAAAAGAATTCAACCAAAAAGCGATGTGTTCGCTTTGGTTCTATTACCGCATTGTTCCAAAAGGCTCCCATTTTTTAATTGCTCCTATAATCTAAATAGTAAAAAACTAAATTCATCTCTTCTTTTTTAATCATTAAAAGACGCTCCCGTCCTCGTTATGATAAAGTCAAGTGCAATAAATTCGATTGCGCGCGTTGGTTTTAGGAACACTTTTGCATACATGATGTTCCGATCGACAAGATCAGGGGTGGTCGTGGTAGTATCTAGTATTACTCTATACTCCGCTAGACCGAATCTAGATTTTACAGATCTCAACAGTGGCTCGACCGAACTTAAGAATCGATTCCATGTTACTTGAATATTCGGATCAAAAAGAATCGTTGTAGCTATACGAGAAATACGTCTCTTGAGGAAAATCAGGAGTCTTCGTACATTAATTCTATCCAATGCTGATTGAGTTGCTTGGAGCGTCTTTTGCCCGAAGATTACAATCCCTTCCGCTGGGAAGGTGGCGATTGGATTAATGCTTACTTCATACAGAGAATCTCTCTGCTTACTCGTCAGCCGTTCAATAACGCCTAGGACCGGAAGGCCCGCTGATCCTTGACTTAGGCCTCCGCGGTTAAAGCCGGCAGGAGCAAACCACACATCAGATCGAGCTTCAGAACTGGCATACGTTCCTAGAGCTACAACAGAGGGTGGTACCCATACTCGGGCGCCGTTTAAGGTATCCTGAATCTGAACCCAAGGATAGTAGGCTGCTCCGTAGCTGTTGTTAAGCTTGCGATCTTTTATGTAGGTCACTGCATTCGCTACCGAACCAACTCTAGAGTTGAATGGGTCTGGTCGGCTAGCAACCGAGGATCCTTCTGCTGCAGCCGTATAATCGCCCTCTAGGTCGATAACTGCCATGGCGTCTGCACGATCTTGGCATACGCGGAGAAGTCGATTTGTGACATTTCTCTGCCAAATCCCAGGTACAACGGCCAAATTCATATCAACAAACTCTGGATCAGCTAAAGAGTCGACGGCCGCTAATAATGAATAATACATAGCATTTGTCGTCGTATCACTAGCCGGGGAGTTTACCCCGCCCAAAGCGCGTGTGTTATTGAATGGGTCTTTTTCTTGATTATCAAGACCATCAAATCCGCCAACCAGAGGAACCGTAAATCTATCGTATCCTTGGTTTAAAACCTCTTCATATGAAGCGCTGGCTGCCGTCATTGAGGTGCCAGCCCTATAAGCGCCCAGCGGGTTACTTTGTGCATATGAGATGTTAGATCCGCTATGGAAAGCACCCGGGCCGGTGGCTACGTAAACTAGGTTGTCCAAGCTAAAGCCTGGGCCTCGCTCCATCCATGCGTCTTGGGTGCCACTACCATCAACTTTTTGTACATTCCAACCATCGACCTGACTAGCGGGTCGGCTGCAAATTAGGTCCCTGATGGTAGAATCAAACACCGCTGACTCACGGCCAGCGGTCGTTTGAAGCCCCCAGAAAGCATTTGTACCATCTACGAGTTGTCCATCAGAAGCGCTTAGTCGCTGCGGAAGAAAAGGCCATGCAATCGACGTCGAAGTGCCAGACGGCATCCCGCCGAATGGATAGGTGGATGACTTAAGTGTCGGGTCGGTGGTAAGGGTTACGAAGGGACTAGTCATTGGACCCGAGATGCCGCCTGCGAGGGTCGCCGGAGAGCTGGAGGCGCCGTCCTCGACCATGTCTCCCACTACGTCTGTAAACACAATGCTATTTCCCACGGTGCCAGCAGTAGTCGCGGTTATAGTTAGATCATCAGCTCCGGTTCCTGCCGCGGCAGCGAGACCTGCAACACCAACCGTATAATCGCCGGCGCCGGAACCATATTTATACACACCTGTGACGACGCCGGCGTTACCATCAATCGCGCCGCGCAATCTGTTCCGCGTTGCCTCCTCTGAGCCGCCCATCTGCACTTGCACTTCATCGGGTGTGCCGTCAGAGGGCGTCCCAGAAACAAGCCTAACAGTTATATCAGTGTCCGCGCCGCCTCCAGCGGCTGGAACATTGACTGTAAATTGATCCCCGTCAGCGAGGCTGGCGGGAATATTTAATATATCAGTGAGCGTGGCGGCCACAGGGGGGCCGGTGATATCACTAACAACAGCGGATCCGGATGCAAACGAGAAACCTTTATACTTGGGAACTCCCTTGAACCCGAACGGAAGAAGCGATGCGTCTCCGTTTGACTCAAGATTGGGATCCATCTTTACTCGGACATAGCGTGATAAGTTGTCATACTCTCCGTATGACCTAAATCTCTTATTGGTACTATCAAATTCAACATATTTAGTGCCGATTCTCTTAGCTATATAATTGCGTGAGCCGGGATCTAATGACAGATTGTTCCATTGCTCCAAAATAACCGGAGTTTCATCATTGTCGGCCATGTTTCTCACCATTAAGGTGAACGTTCCATATCCATAATAGTCAGGATTTTGCGAAGGAGCAATATCAGTAATTGAAACTTTAATATTATTTTGAAGCCACTCAGCTTCGTCGCGGGCCGCAACTGAGAATAATTCAGTTACACCGCTTCCGTTGAGATCGAAAGACCCCGAGCGCGCCGGGTCTAGCCACTGAGAAATAATCGGAGGAGTCTCGGGCTTCTGATATCCCATTCTAAAGTCGGCCGCCAAGGCTTCGCTCGTAGCGCTGCCGGAGCCTAGACCCACTATCATTCCATAAAGATCGTCAGTTCCATAATCGAATAAATCATTGATGTTTCTATCAAATGATTCGCCCAAGAAATAATGTTCGCGGCTATTATCATTCGTGTGAAACGGATTGAGCAATATCGGATTAGTATTAAAAACTTTTCGAATATATCGAGGGCTGGTCGACTTAAAATTAAACGTTGTATTCTTGATCTCGCCGGAGGCTCCAGATATATAAACCTTAAACTCTTTATTGCTTCCAACAGTTTGCATAAGAGTGTTTATAGCAGCCGTATTCGATCCGAGCGCATCTGCTCGGGAGCCAGACAGAGCAATAGAGTTACTGCCACTCAGGTACCAAACAGCTGCTAAAGAGCCCTCAAGATTCGTGCCGGCTGAAGCCGAATTACAAATAAATAGACCATAAACTCCGCCCTGAGCAGCCTCTGTATAGGGATTCCCAGAGGCATTTTTTACTTCCCAGCCTGCACGGCCGGCGCTAGTTTTTTGAGGAGATTCTGCGCCGAGAAGTCGAATAAACGTTACCGGCGTATTGTTAGCCAAATAAGCTTGTGCGGCATATGCCCCATATGTGGGGGACGCATCGGCTCCATCGCGCCAGGCGTCTCCTTGGCCCGAGCCGAAACCGGGGGACGGGTTGCCAAAAGTTTGAACAAATTCATCAAAAGAACTAATCTGAACCGGACGAAAGGCGGGGCCTCTGCTCGCTTGGCCAATAATGGCGGGGCCTGTCCGGGTTGTTACCAGTTGTGGTAATTGTGATTGATCGATTTCATTAATAAAAACGCCCGGCGAAACAAATCTAAATCTATCTACTGACATCTGTTGCTTTCTCCTTGATAAGAAAATACTTAAGTTTCTTAACTAAATAGTAAAGTGAACTATCAAAATCCTTCTAAGATTTATAAAACCCTCGTTCAGCGAGATATTGATTTACGTCGCCCGTAATAACATGCTCGCGGGGGATTTTGACCTCAACGGCGTTTTCCCTAATAACAATTTTTGGCTTTTCTTCATTAGGGCCGTCGCCTATAAGATATCCTAGAACTTCTATCATAATGGTTGTCTCATAGTTTCTTTGGTCCATCGCCATGGTGGCAGAATTAGCATTATTTGTAAAATTACCCTGAATAAAGGCTTCAAATTTGTGACCGTCACGACTAAGGCGGCCCGGCATTCTATTCAAGCCTCCTTTTCTAATAAATGGAGTTACCAAGTCATTTATTTGTTGTTGATATTCGGTTCTAATGCTAATCTCATAGTCTACTGCAATCCATGTTGGAAGCGGAATTGAAATTGTTTCATATACGGTCCTTTTATTGACAATTCCTGGAAATGTATTTTGTCCGTTTGAGCGGCCCTTTTGATCAACTCCATATCGACGTCGCGAAAGGTTATTTTGGAACTCTGCTGTCTTTTTTTGATTAATTCTTCTGGCTATCGTAATTGTACCCCCTTTC